GTGTCAATCCACTCTCTTTGAAGAGTGTATGGGTTGTCATAGATTGTCAGAATTCTAAAGCGAATGGGTCCCATAATCACATGTTCTTATCTAAGAGTTTAAGGACACGCAACCAAGTTTCCTTAGTCTTAAAGTATACTTCCATGGTTGTGTGTCCGCCTTTGTCATTCATCAGATAGATATCTAAACCGTACAAGTTAACATCATCCTTGTAAGCGTAGTATCCTTTAAAGTCTAGCTGATTAAAGGTGAACATAACGTATCCATCAACGTAGACTTTAATTCTACCGTTGTAAGTCTTAAACTTATACTTGTGACTCATTGCGGCGGGTAGTCGAATAACCTCTTATCTAATTCGTCGCTAGCCTTCTTGTTAAGGTCTTTAAGAGCGTCGGCTAGATCATATAGGATATATTCTGGGTAAACACCCCCCATTGCAGCTTGTGGGAGAAAGTTCCAGAAACCATCCTCCAATCTTACGAACTCTCCGATCTTTAGTTTATTGCCTTCAATTATAACTGAGAAAGTATTATCGTCTACCCTATACCAGAAGGTATAAGTGCCTTTAAGTTGATTAGTTTCCATTGTCGTTCCTATAGAATACGAAATCGTTACTCTCGTCGCTCCAAGTCATATTAATCATACCTTTATCCACTAGATCTGATAGAGTCATACTTAGGATATGATTAACAAGCTTGTCTAAGTTGGCATCTGAAATTAAGCAAATTCCATTCTCTGGCGGGAATAGCTTTCGGTATTCTTTTACTAGCTCCTCAGTCTCAGTTGCGTTTAACAGTTCTGAGTATACCTTTAATGTGTCTAGCACAGTATAAAGGTTATGGTCTTCGCACTCAAAGAGTTGATTATCCTCGTGTTCCATTGTTTATCTTATTTTTTCTCAGGGGTAATATTAAAGTAATCCTCTAGCACATCAAAAGAAGCTTTCATTTTCGCCTTGTTTTCGCTGGAGCACTTTGCCGTGATCGCGCAGTTCCGTCAGGATGAGTTCGCTCACTTCTCGTAGCGGTAGTCGCTGGGGAGATCGTTGTTCGCTTGCCGTCCTCCCCCTGGGATTTCAGCGAGTCGATCGACACCCAGTCACCGTTCTTCGCCTGCTTCTCGCCGATCAGCGCATCAATGCCGAGGTTCAGTTCAACGAGTTGGTCGCGCAGCCGCAGCACTTCGGATCGTAGCATAATTAATTCCTTAGCCATATTTGATACTGTATAGCTGTCAATTGAAGAAAGCTCTGATAGATTCTTTTCACTTATGGGAATGAAAACGTGATGATCGTCCATATTTTCTTCAGGATTCATTATCATTATCCCCATTTTTATCTAAGATAAAGAAATCAGCAGGATTAAACTTTGGTTTCTTATTCTTTGGAGTCGCAGACTCAAGCTCTCTAATCTCTTCGATTAAAGCATCATAATCTTCCTGCATAGCTCTAATTTTAGAGATTAGATAAGTAAACCCTTCTCTATTGATTGGGATTAAATCCGACCCGTCGTAAATGTAGTCACTAGCAGAAGTTTGAAACATCATCGGTAATCACTAATTTCCTTTCTTATCTGCTGAAGCTTCTCAAGTGTTTCCCTGTGATTCGTATCCAGCTTACTATTAAGCTCTTCCAATCTGCCGACAAGATCTTCGTACCTTCCGTAAATCACTACATCGTAAATTATGAACACTACGATAAAAATGAACATGCTAATCATGGTAATCATTGATAGGCAACTCCAATTCCTTTATTTCTAGTTAAATTTACAGAGAGAGCTTTCTCTTGCTGTGGCCTCCGAGGGTCTATATCGTTAATTAAAATTCGTACTCCACAACCGCAATCCATAATTAACTTATCGTAGAAAACTTGGTTATCTTTGAAGAGCTTCTCTAAACTTTCGCGCTGTGTCTCAGGGCGTCCGGTCGTGAGGATGATTTTAGCTCCCTTCACATGCCATTCAAGAAGTTTCTCTCTAGTTCCTGGCAAAAATTTTGGAGTAGTCATCCCCATAAAGAAATTTTCAGTCTGCTCAAGAATGCAGCCGTCAATATCACAAAAATAAGTATTAGGAATCATAATTTAATGTTGCTATAATAGATACAGTAGGAGGATAATTCTATGTTACTAAAGTTAAGAGGTGGTCTGAGGAGAGTTACACATTGTTCCAGCGGTTGCTGTATTAAGCACCTTCCATTCGTGAGCGGAATAGAAGGTGCGTAATAAATGCTGATGCCGCCCCCAAAAAGCCGTCATAAATTAGTGTGACGGCTTTGCTCATTAAAGTGAATGATTCTGGTGAGTAAGCCCTAATTAAACCACAAGGGCTAGTAATAAATGTAGAAAAAATAATGCCTAACCAAAACCCTAGGCAAAGAGTGCAGCTAGTTAGCTTCGCTAAGAATTTAAAGATAGAATTAGTTCTGTGCACAGCAGAAATTAACTTATCATTCTCATCTAAGTAATAGTTGCTGTAAGAAAGGAAGTAGCGCAAAGGCTGAAATAGCTTTGAGTGAGCAATACCTACAGCACCCCCGTAGCAGCTTAAGATAAACACAATAAGTAGGAATAGTTCTGTCATTTTAGCACTTTACTGGTAATCTAAACATTTTAATGAATGCTCTACGGTTAATTTCCCACGACTCTCGGGTATGCCCATCTGAGTTGTGTAAAATTAGTACTGGGACTGTCTTGTTGAAGAAGCCCATCTCGTAAGCCTTGAGGGTGTAGTATAGATCGTAGAAATCCCAATTTTGCGAAAATTCTTTTGGTTTTTTTAGTCCGATCAGGTCTAGTGTCTTTTTCTTAGCTGCAATAAATAAACCATCTAATACTACTACATTTCTACATGGACCAAAGTAATTAGGGGTCATGGTTTTTAAGTTATTACCTTGGAACACAAAACCACTATGGAGTCCTGCTTGACGGTACTTCATCTCCCACCAGACAGCATTATTGTCTAAATATGTAGTTCCTGCTGGGCCAACAAACCCTACATCCTTCTGGGAGAGAGCTTCTTCAAGAATATGTTTAAAGTCATCTCTATCGGATAAGACTTCAATATCGTCGTGACACAAAATAATTATGTCTTCTGGACTTGCGTTTAAAGCCTTAATTCCTTCTTCATACCCTTCAAAGATAGAGTTAGCGTCATAAGAGATATGAACTTTAATATCTGCTTTTTGATAGTAATCTAATAACTTATTTAAGCTTTTACTTACTTTATCCTTACGACTACATATTACTGAGTGTATCATAATTTAAAGAGATGATAGATGGACATAAATAAAATTAAGCAAGAATTTGATAAATGTAGAAAAGATCCGGTATACTTTATCTGTAATTACATAAAAGTAGTACATCCGATCTTTGGACTCGTTAAATTTGATCTTTATCCATTTCAGAAAAAACTAATAAATGAGTTTAAATCTAACAGATTTAACATTCTTCGTAAATTTAGACAAGCAGGCTGTACTACTCTTGTTGCTGCTTTTTCCCTGTGGAAGTGCATGTTTACTGAGCACTACAAAGTTGTAATTCTGTCCAAGGATGATGATGCTTCCATGGAAGTTCTTTCCAGAATGAAAACTGCTTACGATGAGCTTCCTGAATGGCTGAAGCCAAAAGTAATTAAAGATTCGGCACATGCATTAAGATTTGTAAATGGATCTGAAATTAAATCTAAATCTTCCTCTAAGCAATCTGGGCGTTCTGCTGCTGCTTCATTGTTAATTCTTGACGAAGCTGCGTTTATTGAAAACATTGATACTATTTGGGCTGCTGCATTCCCTGTTATCTCCACAGGTGGTTCGGTAATTGCTTTATCCACAGTGAACGGTGTAGGTAATTGGTTCCACCGTCAATACACGGGGGCTAGAAGAGGCGAGAACTCTTTTCATGCTATTGATATTAATTGGAAAGACCACCCTCAGTATTTCAGGCATCCCGGTTATGAAAAAATGTACGAAGCAATGGCTAAATTAGACCCGCCATTAAGTATAGAGGATTGGGAGAAAAAAACTAGGGGGTCCGTATCCCACAAAGAATGGCTGCAAGAGTATGAATGCGTAACCGGGGATACTTTAATTGAAGTAATGAATTGCCAAACAAATGAAATATCTTTAATAAAAATAGAAGATCTTTTTAATTTATTAGGCTAGACTGATTTCCTAGGAACACTATATAGCTGTATGAAGCATATAGTGTATAAATTAATCGGTGAGAATAATTTAATTTACATTGGAATTACTTATGACAAAGGTTTTTCTAATAGACTTAGTTGTCACAAACGAAAAACATTTAAAGGTATTAAGTTTACTTATGAAATTTTACACGAATCAGAAGATAGAAAATTAATAGAAGAGTTAGAGGAGAAAGAAATAACTTCTCAAAAAAGTTATTTGAAAAATATTGGATTAAATAAAACTAAAACTGGAAAAGGATGGCCCAATAACTCAGGATTTACAACACTTGGTTATAAATTTTCAGAGGAATCTAAACTTAAAATGAGCAAATCACAGAAACTTGTTGACCGAAGTTATCAAAGAGGAAGAAAACGATCTCCAGAAACTATTGAAAAAATAAAAAAACACCATAAAGGAAAGGTATTTTATTCAAAACTTTCAATTATCCAAATCAAAGAAATAAAAAATTTATATGAATCTAAACCTATTTTAGATGGAGTTGGAGAAGTACAACAAAATGGAAGAGCAATGAGCTACGATCAAGCTTTTTCTAAAAAGTATTCTTTGATTTACAAAGTTACTACCCAATGCATAAAACATATAATTTCAGGGAGATCATGGACAAATGTATAAAGCAAATAATAAATATCTTATAAAAACAAAAAATGGGTTTGAACCTTTTAAAGGCATAACAAAAAAAACAATAACTTCTTACATTGAAATTATTACTGAATCAAAAATTCTTAAATGCTCTGAATCTCATAGAATTGGTATTAGCCCAAATAAATTTAAGGAAGCTAAAGATTTAAGAATAGGTGATTTAATATTTACTGATTCGGGCGTAGAAAAAATATTTTCTATAAACACTGTAAACCAGCCTGTCTCAGTTTATGACCCTGTTAACACAGGGGCAGACAATAGTTATTTTTCAAATGGAATTCTAAGTCATAATTGTGAGTTTTTAGGTACAGGTGATACTTTCGTAGACGGTGAAATTCTAAAGCAATTAAAAGAGCAGATAAACGATAATTACACAACAAGATATAACAACAGATTTAGAATTTGGCATCACCCAAACCCTAATCACGATTACATTATTGGAGTTGACACCTCTATTGGTAGGGGTCTGGATGCCTCCGTGGCACAAGTAATTGATATTTATACTGGAGAGCAAGTAGCTGAATTCAGGTCAGTTAATACACCTATCAATGAGTTTGCTACAATCGTAGTTCAGATTGCTCGGGAGTATAACACAGCCTATGTCGTGCCGGAACGTAACATGATTGGGCACAATTTAATCTATCAGATAAAAGATGTAGAGCAGTACGAAAACCTATTTTTAGATGAAAAACATGAGGCTGGGGTACAAATATCAGAGGCAAATCGTAGGCAAATGTTAGTTCAGATGGATGAGGCAATAAGATTAAATAAAATTAAACTAAACTCTGACCGTACAGTAGATGAGCTTTTAACCTTTATTATTGACGAAGTTGGTAGGTACAAAGCCGACGTTAACTGCCACGATGATTTAATTATGGGTCTAGCCTTGGCTGTTCATGGATTTAATGAATTAAGAGTTAATACCCCCATGCTCCAACATCGACCAAATGATGGAGATAAGTTTAATGTGCCAATTACCCAGTCTAAATACTATATTAGAACTCCCGGTGG